AAAAAGGTTTGAGACCTATGCATATGATAACAAGAAAATTTTGGAACAAAGTTTACAATGAAATAATAAAATAAAAGGTTATGTTATGGACATTAAAATTGAAAATTTGGATGATGTAAAAAAACTTCTTGCAGGCGAACACGATAGTCAGAATAAAATTAGTGTTGGCTACAATGAAGATAATATTGATGAAAACATTAACAGAAACATCGGTGACAAGTGGTTCGATGAAGATGGAAATGAATGGGAACAAAAAAATGGTTACAAAATAAAATTAGGAAAAGAGTGGCAACAAGAGTTACATGAATATTTAACTTCATTTCCAAATTGTCCAAAGGAATCATGTACTTGTACTTTTCCTAAAAAAATTGATGAAAAAATGAAAAAAGTTAATGGTATGTGTTTTGATTGTGTTGTACAAATGGAACATAAAATCCGTATTGAAGGAAAATGGGATCAATATGAAAAGAGAAAAGTTAAAGAAAATGCAATGGCATGGTTAAATGAAGCGGAAAGTGACAAGAATGCTATTGCAAATGAATTATCAAGATTGGAATTTACAAATGATTTTGGTGATAATGAAAAATGGAAAACACCATTCAATAAAGAAGAAATGTTGCAAAAAATTGAAAAAGAATTTGATGAATTTAGAAAAAATTTCATTGAACAATTGGAAAGGGATTTAGGAGAAAGGGGTGAAGAAGTATAACCCTATGTCAGAAACATTACGAGGAATTGGTGGTGAAATTTCATCAAAGAGAGTAATGATGTTTTTTTCTTTCCTTGTTATGATATTTATGGCAATATTATCAACTTTCTATGAAAAGAAAATAGAACAATTTATATTTGATGGATTTCTTTACATAGTAGTTGGTAGTTTATTTTCAGTTGCATCTGAGCAATTTGCTGGAAAATTTAGGAGAATGGATAGGGACGAATACTATTCAGATTATGATCAACAAGATATTATTGATGAACCACCAAAAAGAAATCGGAGAAATTTATGAAATCGGTGATTATTGAAAGAGCTGTGCCTACTAATAAAAAACTTTACAATAGTATTAAGGCAAGAATAAAAAGAAAATACAAAGTTTGGCCAAGTGCTTATGCGTCAGGAGCTCTTGTTAAGGCGTATAAATCCGCCGGTGGTGGTTATCGTAATGTAAAAGAAACTGTTGTTAATCCCACATATCAACTGGAAGGTTATTCAACAAATGAGTGTGGTAAAATAACAGAACTGCTGTTTAGTCTTCAGGAAAATAAAAACAATACTATTAACGAGGCCGAATATCGTGGTAGAAAAGTTAGTCTCGGAAAACCTTTCAGAACACCAGGTGGACCTAAAAAGTTTTCTGTATATGTTAAAAAACCAAACGGTAATATTGTAAAAGTAAACTTCGGTCACAAGGGCGAAGGTGGTAAAAAAACAATGAAAATAAAAAAGAGTAATGCGGCTCGTAGAAAATCGTTTCGTGCTCGCCATAGATGTTCCACTCCTGGACCAAGACATAAGGCAAGATATTGGTCATGCCGTTTTGGATGGCCGTCAAGTGGCAAAGGTGCAATAGATAAAACTTGATATATGAATGTCACTATATTTAAAAATTTAATAAGTCCTGCATTTGAAAGAAATTTACCTGCAAACATAAATGTATTTTCAGATATTATCGCTACTGCATATAGTATGTCTACTTTGGGGTTTTCAAAAACAGTTTATGGTGCAACACTAATTTATGCAGATAAATCTTTTGTAAAAAATGCAACATTTGCAGCAATGTCAAAAAATTTTATAGATCAAAGTTTTTCATCTTTGGCGCAAAACTATAAAATTATGGCATTAGGTTTTATACAATATTGGGTAACTGCTAAATTTGATATAAAAGCACCACCACCAATAACAACAGTAATACCACCACAGGGCACACTGGTTACTATTCCGGGTCAAGTTGAACCTTTATCAACTATGTTACGTTTATCGTTTGCTACTGCTAATGCAAAAATATCTGCAGATATGTTATCATCGACTCTGATGACATTTCACACACAAATATCAGGAATAGTTACGGGTAACACAACAACTGGTCCAGTTCCTGCACCTATACCATGGACTGGAATAATTTGAAATTTATTCATATTTATCTGTATGAATAAATGCAATGAACATATAGTAAGAGAAATAATACGAGAGTATCTGTTTTCAGTAATCAGAGAAGGTAAAAAGCCGAGTGGTGGATTAACTGGTTGGTTTAGAGAAAAATGGGTAGATATTTCTCGTAAGAAAAAAAGTGGTGGCCATCCACCATGTGGCGCTTCTGCTGGAAGTAAATCCAGAAAAGGTGGAAAACGGGCATATCCTAAATGTGTTCCTGCATCAAAAGCCGCTTCTATGTCATCAAAACAAAAAAGAAGTGCAGTATCACGAAAAAGAAAAAGGGGAGCAACAGGTCGTGGTAAGGCAAAAATGGTTTCAACATTTACAAAAGGTTAATTATGGATTACACTTTTAGGCAAAACATTTACTATTACATAAAAATGTTTGCACTTGTTTTATTTTCTATCCTATTCTTATATGTTCTATATGACAATGACCGTTCAAAAGAACAAATAAGAAAATCAAAAAAAACTGCAGATAGTCTTGAGGCATTGATAGAAAAATATGAATATGATTATATCGAACTTAAAAAGAAAGCAGACGAACAGGATTCAATTCTTGATATAAAGAAAGATAATTTAGCAGAAGTAAAATCATCTTTCAATCGAAGAAAAAAATCACCACCAAAAACCCCAAATGATGCATATAATTTTGTTAATAAATTTTTAGGTGAATGATATGAAATATGTTTTTATGTTATTGTTTTCATCTATTTCTATATTTGCATCCGATAAAGATGCAGTATATTGCTTTAATAAAGAACAAATAACAAAATTGGCAACCAAAATTCAAACATTACGTGATTCAAATGATTATCTTGTTTCTGTTGTGAATGCTCAAGACACGGTTATAGAATTATACCAATTCAGAACTGAAACATTTTTGAAACAATTGAATAATCGTGATCAAGTAATTGATGCCTGTAAAAAACGAAATGTAGAACTTGAAAAAATAAATGAAGAATTACAACCTCGTTGGTATGATAATAAATTCCTTTGGTTTTTTAGTGGTGTTGGAACTGTTCTTGGAATAATGTTTGCGGTACAATGAGTAAGAACTTAAAGGATATTATCAAAGAAGAATTTGCTAAGTGTGCCTCCAATCCGGTATACTTTATGAAACGTTATGCTAAAATTCAACATCCAACCCGTGGCAAAATACTTTTTGAATTATATCCATTCCAGGAAGATGTTCTCAAAGAATTTAATAATAACCGATGGAACATTGTTCTTAAATCTCGTCAGTTAGGTATATCTACTCTTATTGCAGGTTATTCACTTTGGTTGATGTTATTCAATCAAGATAAAAACATTCTTGTCATTGCCACTAAACAAGAGACTGCAAAAAACTTGGTGACGAAAGTTCGTGTTATGTATGACAATATGCCGAGTTGGTTGAAGACTGGCGTTCAAGAAGATAATAAACTTTCACTTCGATTTAAGAACGGTTCACAAATTAAAGCCGTTTCTGCTGCCGCTGACTCTGCTCGTTCCGAAGCACTTTCACTTCTTATCATAGACGAGGCCGCCTTTATTGATGACATAGATAGAATATGGGCATCTGCACAACAAACACTTGCTACTGGTGGAACTGCTATTATTAACTCTACCCCAAATGGTGTTGGTAATTTTTATCATAAACAATGGGTAAAGGCGATAACAAAAGAAAGTGCATTCAATCCAATAGAACTATTATGGCAAGTTCATCCAGACCGTGACCAAAAATGGAGAGACGAACAAGATGTATTGTTAGGTCCGGATATGGCAAAACAAGAATGTGATGGAAACTTCCTTGCATCCGGTCGCTCTGTTATTGATGGTGAACTTGTAAATTGGTATGAACAAACTTATGTCTGTGAACCAAAAGAAAAACGTGGTGCAGAAGATGCTTATTGGATTTGGGATTATCCAGATTCAAGTAAAACATACATAGTAGTTGCTGACGTTGCTCGTGGTGACGGGAATGACTACTCGGCATTTCATGTAATCGATGTTGATAACTTGGAACAAGTTGCTGAATACAAAGGGAAACTTGATACAAAAACTTATGGTAACATGTTGGTATCAGTTGCAACCGAATATAATGATGCAATGTTAGTAGTTGAAAATGCTAATGTTGGTTGGGCTGTTATTCAACAAATTATTGACAGAGGTTATCCAAATCTTTATTACACTTACAAAGAAGATGGTTATATTGATCCATCAATACATATACAAAAAGGATATGACCTAAAAGATAAATCTCAAATGGTACCTGGTTTTACAACAAGTGCAAAAACAAGACCATTACTAATTTCAAAATTAGAAACATATTTTCGTGAAAGAGCACCCATAATAAAATCTGCAAGATTGGCACAAGAACTATATGTGTTTGTTTGGAATGGTGCAAAGGCGGAAGCACAACAAGGATATAATGACGATTTGGTTATGTCATTTTCAATAGGACTTTGGGTTAGAGATACTGCACTAAAACTTCGTCAAGAAGGCTTGATGAAAACTAGAATGAGTTTGGATTACATGGGAAAATCAACAACACCACTAAAAACTTCATATCAATATGGAGATGATCGTGATGGTTGGAACATGACTGTAAATGGACACAATGAAGACCTAACTTGGTTGATAAAATAAGTGTTTGATATTTTTCCAACATATTTATATTAAGTTTATATTATAGAAAAAAGGTGACAAATGGCTCAAAAGAAATCGTTATTCGATAGACTTAAAACGCTTTTTTCCACAAATGTTGTTGTTCGTAATGTTGGTGGTAAAAAATTAAAAGTTGTTGATACTGCCCGTTATCAAGGTGACGGTAATCCACATACTTCAAAAGTAATCGATAGATACGGTAGATTGCATGGAACAAAGGGAACTCCAATATCCGTATACAATCAATACAACTCATTTTCAGCAACAAAAATAGACCTTTATACTGATTATGAAGCAATGGACACCGATGCTATTATTTCTTCTGCACTTGACATATATTCAGACGAGAGCACTTTGAAAAATGATATTGGGGATGTTTTAACTATCAGAACTGATAATGATAATATCCGTAAGATATTGCGTAATCTTTTTTATGATGTTCTAAATATAGAATATAATCTTTGGCCATGGATTCGTAATCTATGTAAATACGGTGATTTTTATTTATATCTTGATGTAAAGGATGAATTAGGTGTTACAAATGTTGTTCCGTTTTCACCATATGAAATGCAAAGAGAAGAAGGAACTGATCCAGAACATATTTACATGACCAAGTTTATCTATGAGGGTCCTCTCGGTAAAGGTGAATTTCAAAATTATGAAATAGCACATTTTCGTTTACTTGGTGACACTAACTTTTTACCATACGGTAAATCTATGTTAGAAGGAGCGAGAAAATTATACAAACAGTTACTTCTTATGGAAGATGCTATGTTGATACATCGTATCATGCGTGCACCCGAAAAACGTATATTCAAAGTTGATATTGGTAACATTCCACCTGCGGAAGTTGATCAATATATGAACAACCTTATGAACAGAATGAAAAAAACTCCACTTGTAAACGAACAAACTGGTGACTACAATCTTCGATTTAATATGCAAAACCTTTTGGAAGACTTTTATCTTCCTGTTCGTGGTGGTCAATCTGGAACATCTATTGAGACACTTGCTGGATTACAATACGATTCGATTCAAGATATTGAATACTTAAAAAGTAAAATCTTTGCTGCTCTAAAGGTTCCTAAACCATATTTGGGCTACGATGAAAGAACAGAAGGTAAGGCAACTCTTGCAGCTCTTGATATTCGTTTTGCTAGAACAATCGAAAGAATCCAAAGAATAGTTATATCTGAATTAACTAAAATTGCAATAGTTCATCTTTATGCACAAGGATATGAAAATGCAGACCTGGTTAATTTTGAACTCGGTCTTACCGGTCCTTCAATCATATATGAACAAGAGAAAGTTGCTCTTATGAAAGAAAAGGTTGATTTGGCTGGAACTCTTGTGGAGAAAAAACTATTTTCCTTAAAATACATCTATTCAAATATATTCAATCTTTCAGAAGATGAAGCTGAATTTGAAAAGAATGAGGTATTGGAAGATATTAAACATGCATTCCGTCAGAAACAAATTGAGAATGAGGGTAATGATCCTGCCATAACAAAAGAATCTTTCGGAACACCACATGATATTGCTAGTATGCAAGTTCGTGGCGGCGGTAAAATGATAACAGATAATGAAGTTCCTGAAGGTGGTTGGCCTGGTGCAGGAAGACCTGCAAAAAGTCTAAATTATTCAACTGATGCTAGTCCATTTGGAAGGGATCCATTGGGTAGAAAGGATGTTGGTAATACCCTTAAAATAAATAATTCACCAAAAGTAAATTACAAGGGTGGATCTCCGTTATCTCTTGAAAATAAAAATATAGAAAATTTAATAGATAGTATGTCCGTGATGAAGGTAAAGACAAAAAATATAATATCGGAAAGTCTAAAACCTGCAAAAAGTAAAGAAAATGAATCAAATTTACTGAACGAGAATAATTTATTAGACGAATTGTAATTTTCTCTATATTTATTCTATGAAGTGCACACAAACAGGTATAAGGAAAAATGAAGAAAATAAAACATTCAAAGTTTAAAAATACTGCAATGTTGTTTGAATTATTGACAAGACAAATAACATCAGACATCATTTCTTCTAATGAGTCCGTAGCAATACAGATTCTTAAAAAACATTTTAATAAGAATACTGAACTTATTAAAGAATATAGATTGTATAAGACACTCTGTGATGAAAGATTGAAGTCTGATACTAAAGCAAATATGCTAATAGAAGCTGCATTAAAAGCCAGAAGAAGTCTTAATAGAAACAAACTACAACATGAAAAGTATGATTTGATTAAATCAATAAAAGAAAATTTTGATATAGATAATTTTTTCCAAACAAAAGTTCAGAATTACAAACTACTAGCGTCAATATACAAAATTTTTGAGTACAATGAATTAGAAAATCCCGTTGAAATTACGAAATCAAGAATAACTATACTTGAAAATATAACATCAAAACGAAATAAAATGCAGATAACCGAAGATGCTGCTATTGCAAATGAACCTAAAGAAGTTCGTTTAATGGCGTACAAGTATTTAGTTGAAAAATTTAATACAAAATATAGTAATCTATCCGAATCACAAAAGGTCTTATTGCGAGAATACATAGAAAATGTAAGTAATACTAACAATTTAAAGTCCTTAATTCAAACGGAAGCGGTAACTCTTAAAAGATTATTTACAAAAAATATGCATAGAATAAAAGATAAATCTTTAAAAATAAAATTACAAGAGATTGCTGGATTATTGGATGAATACAAGACAATAAAAAAAGTAGAAGAAAATCATATATCTGCGTTGCTCAGGTATTACAGTTTAATAGATGATTTATCTTGGAGTAAATAATGTCAGTTAATGAAGTACACCCATACAATTTCCCATCATCACAGGCAAATGATTTTGAAAGAAAAGGTCATCCTGGAAAATGGTTAAAGACAATTACAGTTAGTGGAACGGTTTGGTTCACTGGTTCAAATTATGGTGCCGGGGCAATAATTCCATTTGGTAGTGCCGCTGGGACTGCCTATCTTACTGGTGGTGGAAGTATTAACATCGGTAATTTGGCAAAAACTCATATCCACG